CTTTATTTACCGCCAGATAAAAGCCGCGATCAATGTCTAGGCCCATCATGTAAACCTGCATTTGAGCATAATGAACAGGCTTTGACTTCTCTACGCCTTTCTTTACCACATCATCAAAGCTCTTTTTAGAGTGAGTTTTGAACTCTGCTACGTGTTTTGTGTTTGGCGCTTCAGGTAATCCTGATTCAATAATGCCATCGATAGAGCCAGAAAAATGACAATCAAAATTAACTCTTGCCTGACTCCCTCCGGTGGAGTGAATATCTACGCCAATTGCTCTCAAGTCTTGAACAATCCAGTTTTCCTCATGGTGGCCACGCCTAAAAATGCGCAATACACGGCCTGGAAATTCAGGAATGACAGCCCAGCGAAAGGAAAGCCATAAAAATCTCTCGCACGAATGGCCTATTTGTGAGGCGCCCAAATGAGGACGCGGGTTCTCTTTTCTTGATTCGTGGGCCTGATCGATTAGTGAGGCCGTGCTGTGTATGCGGTCTGGTAGTTTAGTCATGGTCTTTTCCAAAATATATGTGCTCTAGTATGGAACTGCTAACAGACTCTGCATTTATGTATGTAGATCCCTTGTGTTGCGCAATATTCAAGCTTGAAAGTGTTGAGCAGTGCTCGCAACTGTAAATAACCCTTAGACCATCGCGCCTTGCTGAAGGGTTAAATTCATTCGATGTTTTTACTGAGTCTTGATGCCCAGATAATGTTAAAAACCCAGTATCACAGCTACCGCTGTCCTCTCCGCGACGAAACCAGTAAACACCCTTGACATGAGTATTCTCCTCTTTGCAATTCGAGCACTTGAGCGCACCCTCATTACTTAAAATATCACTATTTAAGAAGCTCATAGATCATTCCTCTTAATAAAGCCCCCGAAGGGGCTAGGTTCAAATTATTACTGCGCCCAAGGAGCCGCGCCACCAGCTTGAGCTGTTTGCTGTTGAGGCGCTGGCGCACTCATGCCAGTGCTCATTGGCGCTCCACCCTCTAACGCTTTAAAGCCTTTCACATCGTTAGAATCGCCATACTCCTCAGACTTTCTAATTGATAGCTTGATACTTAGTGAGCCACCTATTAATTGATCAGTATCTTGCAAGCTAGGCAGGCCAATAGATCGCATTAGCTCGCCTAGTTGCTGATGCCCAATTTCTTCAGCTTTCGGGTTTGGATTGCGAATATTAATGTTTCCAAACACTACGCGCCCTTGGTGAGTTGGTCCGGTCACATCGTATTGAACGGCGATATATTGACCTGTACCCGCTTTAGTGTCTTTCAGTTCAGCGCCTTTAATATTCACTTGATACCAGCCAGCCGGTAATGGGTCAAAGTTGTTATTTGACTCTGGTAGTTCAGTCACGTTAAAAGTTGTATTTAATAATGACATAGTATTAATCCTCTAGTTTTTCAATGTTGAACGATGTACGTCCAGGTTTAGTTGTGATAGCTTCTGATAGTACTTCTTTTATACTGTCTTCAGTTTGGTTCCATTGTTTGGCGTTAATTGCTGGAGTCCAGCGAAATAAGTCGCCAAGGTGTTGAGATAATCCAGAATCGCGAGCTATCTCTTGAAGCTTGTCACCATCTACTTTGCGGTTGTGGCGGCTAGTTGTTTTCACCTTGTAACCTTCAACCTCAAACGTTTTGACACCTTCTTGACTTAGATCAAGGCCAAACTCTACAAATAGTCGATCCTCAACAAATCTGCGATTCTCGACAGCTATGCGCTCAGCCTCTTTTTCTCTTAGCCACGTTTCTATTAAGTCTTTCATTCCTGGCCTCCTATCTTCTTAATGATTGCGCCAAGGTCTGGAGCCTCCCAAGGTGAAAGCTTTCCGCTTCTGTCTTTAGCTTGCCATAGACCATCCGACTCACACATTAATGCTCTCTGTGTTACACCTTCCTGATCCTTCTCAGTTCTTAGCGCCATTACCTCATCGACTAAGTAGGGGATAGATTGACCAAGCTTTGATCCTGGCATAGATGGACTGTAGAGCATACGCCCTGATTCGTCTTGCTGTTTCTCACACTTAGCTGAAAAGTAAATATTCTTTCCAGATATGTCACGAAAGGACCGCATTAAACCCATCACTTGGTTAGTCATCTCGCCGTAAGCGGCGCGGCCATCTTTATTGACTTGCTTTTCGTGAGTAAGAATGACCTCTGCAATCTCACTAATTGAGTCAATTGCGATAGTTTCAAACTGGTTAGCCTCTTCACTAACGCAATACTGATAAGCTTCAGTTAAGTCTGAATAGTTAGATATCTCTATGTAAGGGATATCCGTTCCACTTAGTGATAATAGACCGCCTTCAGCACTAATAATTAATGGTTTAGGGAGCGTCTTGATTAAGCTAGTTTTGCCCGCACCAGCTTGACCATAAACAACAATCTTAACGCCATTAACGTGAGCATTTGACGTGCTCTTTAATTGAATTGCCATGTTGTATTTTCCTGTTTTAATACAGCGGTTGGTTAATTCCGTTTGCTGTATGGGTTGCTATTAAATACCTATTTGATTATGATGTCAACACTGTCAGCAAAAAAATATTTATTAGAGGTAAACAAAGTGCTTAATCTAGATGAAATAAGAGAAAGATTGAAGGACCGTAATTTAAAGGAAGTAAGTCGTCAAACAGGGCTAGGCTATAACAACTTACACGGCATAGCGACCGGAAGTCGAAACAATCCAAGCTATAACGTTCTCAGAGCCATATCAGACTATTTAGAAAAATAATTAGGGTTTAATTCAAAATGACAGACTTAACGAAGATATTAGGCGGATCTTGGTCGCCAAAAGAAAAGCATATTGAACCTCCTGCTATACAGTTCAGAGATGCAATGATTAATGCCGGTCTAACGCCACCTGACCAGATCCTATTTGATGGCAAAATCCATAGGTTTAGATCAGGAACTAAAGGCAAAAAAGCGGGTGACAAAACAGGCTGGTATGTGGCTTTCGGCGAAGGCGTTCCCGCTGGTCGCTTTGGTTGCTGGCGAGCTGATATTGAGATGAATTTCAGGGCGGATATCGGTCGAAAGTTTAGCGCCGCTGAAGAGATCATGCTTACTAAACGCATGGAAGAGGCAAGAAAGTTAAGAGAAGAAGAGCAGAAAAAACGCCAGGAAGTGGCTGTTAATTCAATTGAGAAAATATGGCAGTCTTGTGGTCTAGCTAGTGCGGATCATCCCTATTTAATAAAAAAAGGTATACAGCCACACGGAACCAGGATAACGGGAGATGGTCGGCTAATTGCCCCGCTATATGATGAGCATGGCGAGCTAAGCAGCCTTCAGTATATCGATAACAGCGGCGAGAAATTATACCACCAAGGGGCTGCAACTAAGGGGTTATCCTGGCTCGTTGGCGATTCTCACCAGGATTCAATCATCTATATTGCTGAGGGTTTCGCCACTTCCGCCACTATTCATGAGGTAACTGGCAAACCATGCTATGCAGCTTATAGCGCCTCAAACATTCCGCTAGTTGCCGGTATGTTGCGTGAACGATACGGAAACCAGCAAGATATTATTGTAATCGCAGACCATGATAAGAGTGGAGTTGGTCAAAAGTATGCGGACCAAGCTAGCGCAAAGCATGGAACTAGAACAATTATCCCTCCAATAGAGGGCGATGCTAATGACTATGCCCAGGAAGGCTATGATTTACTAGCACTGCTTACTCCGCAAATTGATGAAGATTGGTTAATCCAGGCAGATGAATTTTGTTCACAACCCGCCCCTATATCCTGGCTAGTTAAAGGGTGGCTTCAGCGTGACGCTCTCATAATGATTCATGGTCCGTCCGGGGGTGGCAAAACATTTTGTGTGCTTGATATGTGCTTAAGGATGGCCGCCGGTCTAGATGAATGGGCTGGCAATCGCGTTACACCTGGAAATGTCGTGTATCTTGCAGGTGAAGGCCACCACGGACTAAAGAGCAGAATAGCAGGCTGGAAGCACCATAATAACGTAGACAAGCTTAATATGTGGCTCTCTAGGGGTGGTTGCAACCTAAACTCGACAGAGGGATACTTAAAGACCTCAGACAGCCTCAAATCACTACCTGTAACGCCAGACGTTATCATAGTTGATACATTGCACAGATTCCTTGATGGTGATGAAAATAGCGCTCAGGACGCAAAGACCATGCTAGATGCCTGCAATGCGCTTATGAGTGAATTTAATTGCTCTGTTATATTGGTCCACCATACCGGCGTAAGTGAGGACGCTCAGAAAAGGGCTAGGGGTTCCAGTGCTTGGCGGGGCGCTTTAGATATTGAAATTAGTGTGGTCCCTCAAGATGAAAATAGCCCTATGCAGATCGTACAGCGAAAGTCTAAAGATGCTGAAATGTCGCAAGATGTGTTTGCAAGGCTTGAGGGTGTTGCTATTCCTGGCTGGCTCGATGAGGATGGCGAACAAGTAACCAGTGCTGTTTTATCTATCACAGATGAGCGCCCTCAAGAGCCAGAAAAGAAAGAAACCAAGCTAGAGAATCATAAGAAAAAGCTTGAGCGAGCATGGTGGGGAAGCGGTGCTGAAATTAGAAATGGAGCGCCTTATGTAAGCAGATCCGGCTTTAAAGACTTCTTGCGATCTGAAGATTATAGCGAGCAAACCATTAAGAACCAACTCAAAGCCAGTTATGAATCCGGTGTAATTTCTTACCTTTTAAACAGAGAAATTATAGAAAGCTATGAGCATGGATGGAGAATAATTGATCAGGTTTGGGGTTCGGTATTAAATCTTCGGGCAAGTGCACCAAGAATGTAAAAACAGAAAAGGCGCTTATGCGCCTTCTTTTACTTGCTTTGCAATGTGGTATAGATTATCAAAATCTTTATCAAGAATGGCAATAACTTCCCTTCCCAGTAATTGATTGTACTCAATTAAATCAATAGAGCATTTGCTTTGCGAGAACCTCTCGCCATTATAAGACAGCCTCCAGTTTGCTTTTAATCTAGGTCTTTGAGAGACAATCTTAAAGCTTAACCATCCATTACTAGCACCAGTTAACCAAAAATCATAACCGCAAAAGGAAGTGATTAATTTTCCTTTTTTTGGCGGAATGCCTTTTATTTTTTTCATAACTATACCTATTTAAGAGAGCACTTCCGCTGAAAATTGCCGGAATGCTCAGTAAGAAAACGGCTCAGAAATGCTCTCTTAGATAGATATAAGTGGGGTTCTAAAAGTTATTTTCTGAACATTGCCATTAGGCTTTTCAGAGCCTTAAAAACCGTCCTAAAAAGGCGAACACTATTGAGGGGTTCTAAAAGGTACCCCCTCATTACCGTCTAGGGACTATGAGAGGGTATCCTATTATTAGAACCCCGTCAAGTGTTTTTGTGTCGGGTAGGGGTTCTAGGACCTAAAATTGAAATTAGAACCCTTTAGAACCTTTAGAACCCCTAGTTATTTTTAATAAAGTATTGACACTACACTAACCGCCTAGTAATATACTTACCAGATCACAACGAAACGTAAGGGGAATGAGAAATGAAAGCACTAGAGAGAGCGGCAAAGATTTTGAGATACTCAGGTTTTAAAGCAAAAGCCAGTTACAGCAGAGGAGTTGTAGTGGTGGAGGGTATTAGCGAATCTGATAAGGGCAAGTTAAAGTCTTTCATAAAAGTTGAAGTGGTAGCGGCGTAATGTCGCTTTCCTTTGTGAAACATGTATGGATTGATGGGTTGTCGTGCGATCTGTTTTTAGAGTATGAAACAACGTTCTATGAATTGAGATCTTATGATTCGATAGCGAATAGGTCGGGTGCAAAAAAGATGATAATTGTTTCGGGGTATCACGACATTGATTTTGAAAAATTTAAAACTTTGTTAAAGGGATGGAGGGATAGCTACTCATGAAACCGATAAAGCTCCTCGGGAGAGATGAAATCATACAGATTGCGAAGCGTAAAGGTGGTTTCTTTACTGTTGATAGATATAGTTACAGACAAGAAAAGCTAAGGAAAAAATTAAAAGCTATGTCTAAACAGACGAATTGTCCTTTAAAGTTTTACGCGCTTACTCGGAATCAAATTATTTATTCACTGTAAGGAGACAACATGACAACCAAACAACAAAAATACATGAAAGGCTTAAAAGATAAAGGGCTGGTGAAATTCTGCTGCATTATTCCGCTAGCCGCAGTTGATGAGACGAGAGCGCGAACGGATAAGTTGAGAGCGGAGCATTTGAAGGAGTTGAAGCGGAATGACTAAAGACGAACAAGAAGAGCGCGAATACTTTGTTGAGCAAGTCATGAAAGAGGTGGTGAGCTTGATGGATGATCGCAAGCTAACGATGAGCGAGGCGCTACGAGTGACTGCGGCGATCTCAGAAGCGATTGAGGAAGAGATGGAGGGGAGAGAATGAAAGATCTACTAAGCATTTTATTTTTAGTGGTGCTGTCTTGCGCATGGATTACGCATATTATTCACTGCTTACTTGCGGCTAAGTATATGCTGCTTATCGCAGGGGCGTTTATATTTCCGGTTGGTATCATTCATGGTGTCGGCCTTTGGTTTGGAGTGGCGTGGTGATGAACCTAA